ATGTTTCGTGCGCTTTCGACAATGGACTTCAATGTACGAAGACCAATCTCTTTAGCCAATGGCATACCGCTTTGGCCCATCTTGTCACCATCGACAAAGACGCTGTGCCAAAACTTACGGCGATCATACTCACCACCTACAATGGTAAACTCTAAGTTCATCCACTTAGCAGATGTGCTTTGTGATCTCTTAAACCATTGTCCCTGACCAAACTCAGAGATTTCAATATCTCCTTGCTGGACAACCATGACAACACGACAAACTGTGCCATTAGGAATAAGAGAGAACTCTTGAGTTTGCGGGTTTTCGTCTTGTGGTACATTATTAAAATTAAGCATTATGCTTCTCCTTCGCTAGAAGTTTGAGTTGTAGGATTGACAAAGGTTAATTCCTTGTCAGATTTATTAGAGCCTGCTGACATCTTTTCCATTAATCTTCCAAGATGAGGCTCTTCTAATGTGTCGAGTCTGCCAGAACGGTCTTTGGCTGGATAGCCCCATTCGTTCAGAGGTTGACAAACAAAGGCACGATACTGACCGTGATCCCCTGTTAAGACTGACATTGTGATTACCTCGTCAACAATTCCGGGCAATTCACGACCAGTTTTGCTCCCCTCAATTTGAAGAGAGTATTGCTTGCGTCCGTACTCGTCAGTGATCTCGTCAAGAATACCAACAAAGATTACGTTCTTAGAACGAATGTGTTGAATGTGCGTTAGCCATGACATCATCTCACGACCATGCAAACCATATGCAGCACGAGTGTCCATCTTACCAGATCGGTCAGAGCGTACTTCTGGTTGTTGTAAGCACCACTGAAAGCACAAACGCCCTGCTACAGTAATAGAGTCCACAAACAGAGTATCGTACTTCTTCCACACCTCTGAAGAATCTCCATAGATTGAAGCCACATAATTGTAATGTGATTCGCTGTATGGCTGATCTTCAGCCAAGGATGGGTTTGCTCCACCTAAGAAGCAAGCAAGGTCACGGCAATCTGCCCATGTACGAGGACGAACGACATCAATAGGATGCCCTTCGATAGCTGCATCACCAGCTTCTAAGTCCATGAACAAAGTCGTAGGCGCATTGAGAGTACGAGCGAGTGTGGTTTTACCCACACCGCTTGCACCACATACCACGATCTTGTGACCTTTTTTCTCAGCCATACGCTGATCTGCTGTTATAATTTGTAGTGTCATTAGCTTTCCTCCAACTCTACTTTGAAGCTACCAACTTCTGTGGTGCGGCAATCTTTTAATATCCGCTTTATTGCAGGAGGCGCGGCTGTGAACTTACGTTCCTCAACAGCAAAGGTAAGTTTGCCGTAATGTCTTGCATCCTCCTC